AGCGATGCCGTCTTCATCCTCGAGGCGTTTCAAGGAGTGACTCGTCGGATCTTGTGCACAGACGGGGCACTCCATTATTATTTTATAAACAGAATTATAATGAATATTGTACACCAATCGACAAATCTGAGTATTGCCGTACAAGCGCTTGCTGGTATTTATAGTACACGTGTTATGGGTTACACAAAGCCTAAATTGCTTGCACAGGCGGTCAAACTTGAATTGGTCGTGACCGCGGTCCAATTCATATTTTACACAGCTTTCATACGTGCACACGATATTGCTACAATGGCAATCACCAGATATTACGACTGGGCAATCACAACCCCTCTTATGCTTATCAGTCTGTCGTCTTACTTGGTTTACAAACTCGGTGAACTTGAAGATATGGGTATCATCGACGTGATTAAAAAATACAAGTCACAGGTGGGGCGTATAGTGTTGTTCAACGCGGTTATGCTCCTGGCGGGATATTTAGGCGAGATTGGATACATATCACGAGAATTGGCGCTCGTGGTCGGTACATTGGCCTTTTTTGCAACATTCCAAGTTATTTATAAAGAAATGGGTGGAGCCGGAAATGGTGTATTTAATTTAACGGCTGTTGTTTGGGGATTATATGGCGTGGCGTACATGCTACCGAACATTCAGAAAAATTTAATGTACAATACCCTCGATCTCGTATCGAAGAACTTTTTCGCAATTTTCCTCACAAATGAAATCATTCAAAAAAATCGAACTCAGATGTCGAACGACTCGAATAGCTCGTCGATGGGCGACTTTTTGGAGAGGCCGTCCGGTCCCATCACCTCCACGTACCACTTTCCCTGAGGGCCACACTGATCCTTGTCGAGTCGGACAAATTTTGCGTAATTGTGATGAATTTTACCCGGGCTCACGGCAACTACGGAGCGAACGCACGTCTTGTCAGACGAGTTGTAGTACATGCAAACCTTGCAAAGGGTGGACATGCTCATTTACTCTTCAGGTGCTGCCCATCTCTAAGGCCATCTCCTCGAGGATCGCAATCTTTTGGCGCGTCAGCTCCTCGACCGTTCCCACATCCATCATGGCCAGGGTCTTCTTGGCTGCGATGACCCCTTCCAGAAGCTGAATATGCATCTGTGAGAAGTGGCTGTAGACATTCTTCTGAATTTCAGTCTCGTCAACTCCACGAAGACGGAGTTTGTTTTCCATTTCGAAAATCTTCGTCTTGTGTTCCTCGAGCCTCTTTTGCCCCTCTTTCAGGTTGTTCTCGTACATCTCCCGATACTTCCCGTAGTCCCATTTGTTTTGTGGAATTCCAGCCGCAAACTTCAGGGCTTCGTTGACTTTTGCAAGACGCTCCATCTATATTTGATTCAAGAGCTCCGCGTCTCTAAGAGCCACGCCGTCCCCGTAGGCACCCACGGGCCCTCCTTCGTCCGTCGCCACCTCGGATCCTTGAGAAAGATTCCATTCGATTCTTCATTCGCATCGACCCATATAGGTTCCTTGACTTTTGTGAGAACCTTATTCACGAGTTGGGTCCCAAGACCCTTGCGTTTCTCAGCGACACATAGATCACCGAGGATCCATCCGTCCCGACCCCATTTCTGAAGGGTGCACAAGGCCATGACTTTTGCACCCTCCCGAATTGTATAAAGCCTGTCGAAACACTTGGGGTTCCACAGGCTTTCACCCGGACCAAAGTTTTGACAGATGAGTTCGTCCATGTGTTTTAGGAAGTCTATGACTTTAAATTTCCACGTCTACATTACTATGGAGCTCAAGCGAATGTTGATGTTCCTTATCGGGTGTATGGGTGCCCGTCTCAGCTTGACGTACGCTGCGTATCGTTTCCCAGCCCTCCTCCCGTGGCTCGGGCTCTTGGCTCTGACTATTTCAATCGGATTCACTCTGATTTACATCAATGGCTGGCGCAAGACGGGGGTTGAAGTGGGTGGTCAGGCCATATGGTGGAATGATCTTCGACCATTCCACGCCTTTATGTACGGCTTGTTTGCCCTACTGGCTTTGAATGGTGTCAAAGAGCATGCGTGGAAGGTTCTGCTTCTGGACACTATTATTGGATTTTTGGCATTTGTCTATCATCACTTTGGATGACCTTTTTAATAAAGATACCGTTCTTTTGAATGTCATATGAATGACAAGAATACACGCGGGGATGGGGCTGGTGGTGCAAACACAACCATGAACGGTGTCATTTTTGAAAAAAACACCTGGAACGGTGACCGTTTGCTCCTCATGGGTTTTCTAAAAGAAAAATACTATTTGAAGAAGAAAATTGATGATGACCGAGACATTATTTTCCTTCCTCAAAGTTCGCTCATCAAATATTGTCGGTCTGAATTTAATGTGACACTTGTCCGAAAACCTGACGAGGCGTATCTTTTTCGAAATGGCGACAAATACTTGCTCAAAATTTTAGAAAAGAAGACACAAAATGGTGCCGGAAGTGTCGACACAAAGTTATGTGCCGATACGTGGTTCAAGGAGGAGTACCACGAATATCTAGGACCTCGATTTACAATCGAGTATGCGTTTTGTCTGTCGAGCGGACTTCAGAAAATGTATCTTTCAAACACGAGCAAATGGCCAGTGATGCGAAAGTTGCACGCCCGTCACGGAACCACCATCCTCTTTGGTGAAGACCCTGATTACTTTGCCAGACTTGACGATTGGATAAGCACCTCGTTTGTCTGAGCCGAAGGGTCTTTAGAGTTGATGGCGCGCCGGGCCACCACAACTTCCGTCGTAAACTGAGGCTCGGGAAAAGCATCCCGGACCAGTGTCACATTCGAATTACTCATGAGAAACGGACACGGAAGTGACTGCGTGAGTCGAAACAACGATTCGTGTTCTTCTTTACCAAACCCAGACTTTGTGTAGGTCACAAATGACGTGGCATTCTCCGGAGCGTACGGAGGGTCCATGTAGACAAAATCGGTCGGGTCCGATACGCGTCCGAGTGATTCTGTAAATGGTTGACATGTAAACACGACATCCTTGATGAGTCTCGAGACTGTTCGTAAATGGTCAGCGTCGTACACACCAGGTGCCTTGTTGTGTCCGAACGGCACGTTGTAACCGTTCGGGCCCTCACGGTACAATCCTCTAAAACCAGTCTTGTTCAGGTACAAGAAACGTGCAGGTGTCGGGTCCTTGTTAAAGTCGGTCCGGACCTCGTAGTATCGTTCTTCTGAAAGATTTTGGCACAAAAGTTCCAATTCACAAATGAGTTTCTCTGGTTCGGCCTGGACTTGTTTGTACAGTGCTATGAGGTGAGGATTGATGTCACTTGCGTACACGGTACCTTTTATAGTTCGGGAAGACAAAAGACCCAGAAGGACACTTCCTCCTCCGACAAAAGGTTCGTGATAGTTGTTCAGGTTGGACGGAAACTTGTCCAGGACTTTATGGAGCATCTGTGTTTTGCCACCTGCCCATTTCAGGAAGGGTTTCATATGGCATTTTTGCGCCGCAAATCTTTAGTCTCAGAGAGTAGTAATGGACAAAGGTTGGTTGTTTATTGTTGGCTTGGCTATAGCTTTGCTTGTATTGCGTAACAGCACAAACGGTACATTGTCTGATCAGGCCGTGAAGACTCTGTACCGTCAGTCGGCCCGTTATGTCGTTGCGAGCCTACAGGATGAATCCGAAGTGATTCGGGCCCTGCACGCCAACTATGCGATGGGATACTTGCTCGCCATCAAGGATGTCACGAACTATATGGAGTTTGAACGAATTACAGGTGAGCGTCTTGTAGACTTTGAAGACAAAGTTGTTGCGGCCCAAGATGTCGCGACAAAACTCCTCATACAACAGCGACCGGACCTCATGCCGCTCAAGGATGAGATGCTTGTACGTGCAATTTATTCTCGCGACTAAATGTAATGCCCAAAAATGTTAACTTGCGCCGTTCGGTCCTGACGCTCGCAGCTATGAAAGGTATACCAAATCCTCCACCCGAACTCAAGCGCTCGATCCGGTTTATGGAAAATCTTATTCAGGCTGAATTAATAAAAAACATGTCTGTTCTTCCAAACAGTCAGACACGGGCACATAAAAAGGGTCCAGGACCCAAAACCACGACGATGAAGCGGAAGGGTCGTTTTGTAATGTCAGGAAACAATTAAACATAACTTTATACATTAGAATAGATGACCAAGTGGCTCTTTATCGGACCGTCACTCTTGGCCGGAATTGGCCAAGTGACAAACAAGTATGCTCAACTTGTCGGAGGTGAATACCGGGAATTTTCAGCCCCGCCGAGTGAAGAAACGTACGATGTCGGGTTTGCGTTTGTGCTTCCAATTCCGCAACACATGGATATGTGCGACCGGCACCTCAAAAAATGTACCAAAAAAATGTACATGACAGTGTGCGAAACTGAGACGGTCCATGCCGCGTACGGTCTTTTGGTCGAGCGATACAAGACACTGTACACACCGAGTGTATTTTGTCAGCGCGTTTTCGAGCGCCAATTTCCAAAAGGAAACTGGAAGCTTCTGAGACATACGGCGCACGGAAGTCCCATGGCGCCACCGACAACACCCGAGTACACTTTTTACACAATTGGAAACATGGCCGATCCACGGAAAAACATACGCATGCTTATCGAGGCGTTCGTTCGACTCGACATGCCCAATACGCGCTTGGTTCTCAAGGCGACCGGGCGGGAACCTTTTGTGTGCCGTCTGCCCCGTGTGACTGTTATCAATGGTTTACTGACCGACGAACAAATGGAGGACGTGCACCGTACGAGTCATTGCTACATCAACTGTTCACATTCAGAGGGTGTAGGAATGGGGGCTGTCGAGGCTGCCGTACGAGACAAGCCTGTCATCATTACAAACTATGGAGGACTCCAGGAGTATATTCCCGGAACGCCTTTTGTGGTACCGTGTGCACTTCAACCGGTTGGCCAAAACGATTTCCTGTACGAGAGTCACATGATATGGGGAGCGCCTGTACTCACGGACCTTGTCCGCCACATGCGATACTGTGCCGAAAACCGAATCGACACATGGGATCACACCTTGACACGCGAGCTGATCGGCGACATCACGTCGGTGTTGTTTGAATACTCGAGCCAATACTTGGTCGCATATATGACCAGTGCGAGCATGACGGACGAATAGACGAGAAACGCCTGCTGGGCCTTCAGATACAAGACAAAATCGTCCAGGGCCTGGAACCCGACGGGCTTGGTCAAGATGCGCGGGACGAGCAGGATGATGAGGGCGTTAACCAACAAAGCCTGTACGTACATTACAATACACACGTAAAAAAGTTCACTCCATCGAAAAGTGCTTCTTGCAAAATGCGCCACAGCCTGATGCGGCCCGGAAGGGGCACTGGCGACCCTCGAGTGTGCGAGCCGTGCACTGGGGTCCGACCGGTTGATCCTTCTTCTTTTTGCTCGATGCACCAGCGGGCAGTGGAGGCGGGCCGAGCGGCGGAGGCGGGCCGGTAATCACAATCATCTTGCGTCGACCTGCATCAATCGACAGTGCACGTTCGCGCATCTTTAAAGCGGTCGATGCCAGCTTGGCCGGGTCCGAGTGATACTTGGCCGCCATGGCATACATGGAATCCCATGTGGGCGTCATTGTGTTTGTGGATGAGAGTTTCGTGTTTGAGCCATGGCGCTCGAGACAAAACCTAAACTTTTTGACACCGAACCGTCACAAAATCACGTCCGGTACAGTTGACCGTCCCTTTTGGAGCGATACACGTCACGTCTGCGCCGGTCGCGACCGTCACGTTGACACGTCCGTCCCCCTTTTTCTTACTAAACCACGCTGCGATACCCGCCGCCCATTCAATGTCTTCATTCGGGACATGAATACCTTTTGTACCGGTTCGTAGGACAACATGTGCCCCGGCGCAATCTCGTGCATGAAACCATAGATCGTATGCTTTCATGCGCGATGACAAGTTGTGATTTTCGTGCGCATCCAGACCCACCAAAACCTCAAAGTTGTTCGGTGAGCTCAAGCGGCGCATTTTGGTTTTGTGCACATGACCTAACATCTGTTTGGTGTACGTGACAGAACGTAATTTTTATACACCGCCACATAGGCTGTGATATTTCCAAATAAAACCCGCTGACGTTTTAATTCTTCCTTTTAGACAAAAACAAATTCCTGACCTCTGACAACCAAGTTCGTCCGCTGCATCAGCAATTGATCCAAAACTTTTTATAAAGTTTCCATCTTTATCGTATTGATCTACAGGAATGGCTTTTTTTGATTCTTTTCCTTTAGGTGAATTATATCCTTTCCGCGCTTCAGACATGCGTTTCCGAGTTTCTTCACTTTTGGGTACACCCTTCATAGTTTTGCTCGTTTTTTGACGGACATCATCTGGTATAATACGTCCTTTGAGGGCGTCACGAAGCTTACTTTTGGTTTCTTCAGAAAGAGGTTTACCAAAATTAGGATTTCGTTCACCACTCATAAGCTTTTTGAAACGAATTCTTCTTTCATATGTCCAAGGGACGCCAGTGTGACCAATCCCACCTGGTGCTATGTTATAAGTAGGTTTTAGGTTCTGTATGTGATATTTTTCTTTTTCATTTAAGCATTCTACAAGTTCCTTTTTCGATTCACCTTGAATAACTTCTATATCTTCAATAGTAAACATATCCGGTCCGTACTTTCGCATGGCATTGTATAAAATCATATTTATGCCTCCACGTCTGGCTTGGCTTTTATGGTCTGTGAACCGACGAAGCAGAGTGTTTCGAGTCTGACCTATATAAAAGTTAGTATTCTCAAGGTTATCAATTCTGTAAATCCTCCCTGTGTACATCATTTAATAAGATTCTACATTATTTTTTAAGTCATCATGAAACACCGACCTCCGCGTAAGCGGAGTACCAAATGTAACGTCGATTCTTTGGACACATTGTAATCACCGAGCGTCCGGTCGTCCTCGAGCTGCTTTCCGGCAAAGATGAGACGCTGTTGGTCCGGCGGAATGCCTTCCTTGTCGGAAATCTTCGCCTTGACGGACGAAATCGTGTCGGCCGACTCAACCTCTATGGTAATAGTCTTGCCAGTGAGCGTTTTTACAAAGATTTGCATCTTGACTATATGCAATCTTTACTTTTATACCATGCCATGTAGTAGTCGCCAGCCTCGGGCGGGTCAGCTTCGACGACCGATGTATCGTCGACATGACGCCACGTTCCTTTGTGCTTGACGTAGGCTGTATAGTGACCACCGTGAACAGAACCCTGGTGGACAACCAGACCGAATAACGTGTGGTCCGTGCCGTACGTCTGTGGGACCCGGATGGTCCGGCGCGCATCGTACTGACTGAACGAAACCATAAATACCGGGGGCAGTTTGGTGACCCGGGTCTGTCTGACGGCCGCATGATATGTATTGCCGGCGTCATCGATGTAGCCCGCAAAAGCCTCCGTTTTTTCGTGCCGCCGAACGAGTTCCTCGAGTGTCTGACCAGACGTTTCCGGTGTGAGCACGAGCGTCGTAAACTCGTATTCTTTGGTCGAAGTGCCCTTGGGGTACGTCACAGTCTGTGACTCGGTTCCGTTGAACATGCCTTGGATAAATCCAACGCCGAGCGACTTTTCAAACGTGTCAACGAGCTCGAGGACAACCTCTTGGACGTCGTGCGGCCAGCCGTTGCCGAAGCGCGGAAAGCGCTCACAGAACGCCTTGTGGAAAGGACGAACGTCCGGGGACGGCAAAGACTTGCGCCACAACTGGTTTATGAGCGCAGAGTACTCGCTGGTCACTGCGCACTCGCCTGTGTAGGGCTGCTTGAGGAGCCGGTTCGACAACCACGGAACATGGCTTAAACACTGCAGCGCAGAGTTAAGAAAGCAAGTATTACCGAGGTTTTCCAAACCCTTCACCATATTTAGAAACAACACTCGCCAACTCTCTAAACCAGACATGGAGGTTGCCCGTTCTCTCTTTGACACGTGGGAGCCTATTATTCGCAAGCATTGCACCAAAGATACGAGTGAGATTGAGATTCGTCTCGGCAAAATGAACCGCGGTTCATTCGATACGAATGTCACCAAGGAGACGTTCGACAAGGTGCTCCGCCGTCTTCACCGGTACAAGGGTTGGGAGAATGTCACCGAGTCGGACACGATTATTTACCACTACCCGAGCAAGCGTCGTGCAACCTACGACAACACTATCGAGGATATCACCGAAAGCGTCATCAAGAAACGTCTCGAGGTGAATGACGTGTCACTTCATGGCCACCCATTTGATGCGCGTCTCGGTGTCTCGAGCGAAGTGCCGATGGACCACGATCCGGAGGAGGAGGCGACGAGCGTCCGCAGTAAGAAGCGCACCTCGTTTTTG